GGTGGTGGACGAGGGGAAGGCGGCGGTGGTGGGGGCGGTGGTGGGATTGGCCTTGGTGAAGCAGCGTTGGCTGGTTTAACGAAGATGCTCGCTCCAGTCATTGGCGCTATCGTAGCCGCGCAAGTTGGTTGGATGGCCGGTAGGTGGCTTGGTGAGAACATTAAATGGGGCGGCAAATCTTTAGATAAGCATGTTGAGGGAGCCTTCACCAAGATGCTGGGTGGAGACGAGAAATCAGCCATGAAGAAGGCTGCAAAGGATACTCCGAATCCTGAGGTGCGGCGAGCCATGGAACTGCAGGCTGAAAACCCAAAGATGAGTATCCAGGAGGCCTCCGCAGAAGCCCACCAAGAATGGCTTGGAAGAACTCGACAGGATATTGGTGGGAAGGTAGACCTTCAGCGAACAAACGAGAATCGAATTAAGGCGGGGTTGCCTCCGATTGGCAAAGATGGTAAACCGATCCAGGTTCCGGAACTCAGGGCTGCAAAGCCTTCTGAGACACTGGGGGAGAGTGCTACGCCCGGAAAGCCCGAGAAACTTCCTGAGGGGGTCTCAATTGATCCTGCTAACGGGAAGTATAAGATGGTCAGTTCAAGGTTACAACAAAGATTTTGGGGGGATACAGTTGAAGATGTGCAGAGAAAAGTTAAAGATGCTGAGGCTGCTGAGGCTAAGTCAAGTGCTTCTTTATATTCCAGGCCCCCGGCTGCTCGAGTTCCCGTTGATACATCGTCTTCGGAAGCAGTAAAAGATCAGAAGGTTAGTACAGATAAACTTAATGCGTCAGTGGATGAGATGAACGAGACTATGAAAGCATCCAGTAAGGGTAAGACAAAACAGAAACCCAGTGGCTACGATGCGAACAATACAAGAAATCCGGTATTGGGGTCAATCGGGGCGGGGCAGATTACCAGTTAATACGGAGCATTCTATGGCAATGACGACTACATCGAAAACTTTCAGTGCTGCATCTCCTATAATAAATGCTGTGAAATCATTTTTGCCTATTGTTTGTGGTGTGCCCGAGAGTGTTCTTAGTGGCATCAGTGATCGGTATGTCCTTGAATTGACAGCAAAATTAGGGGGCGCATTCCTTGGTTTTGGGGTTGGGAATCCAGAATTTACGATCCATGCATATCTTCAGGATAAAATTGTTCTTGATGCATCATCTGAATGGGCTGGCGTCATTGATGATATTCCCGGGGCTGCAAGTTTAATAAAGACTGCGGATTCGTTACTCCAGGCAGCCACTGGTCTGACTGCGGTGACTACGGTGAGCAAGCAACGGAAGTGGACTGGATCCTCACCAATTACTATGTCCTTTAAGTTAAAGTTTGAGGCTATAAATGATGTGTACACAGAGGTGCTGCTGCCATGCATGGGCTTGCAGAGTCTTACTTTACCTCGCGGAGGATTAGCAAATATCCTTGGTCTGATCCCTCCCGGCCCAAGCCCATACACCCTTATGCAACAATCACAGAATGGTGGTATTGAGAGCCGTGGGGAGCAGATTTCAATTAACATAGGAAACTTCTTAGGCTTCAGGAGTGTCATCGTTAAGTCTGTTAAGGTTACCTATCAGAATAGAATGAGTAAGGCCGGTCCTATAGGCGCGGAAGTTGATCTCGGTATAGAGACTTGGAGAATGTTGACCAGAGAAGAGTTGGAATCTGCCTACAAAGAGAAGATGTCCATATCTCAGGCTAATGCTATTGGTGCAGTGTAATAAGGAGTATTTGTATGGATCGAACTTCATTTTTTAATATAGTGGATATCGGCAATGGGCCAGAGTATGATCACCTGAACAATACATTGGATCGATTTACGATGAATTATCCGGTGTTGTATTACAGGATTATGGCTGACGATGTGCTACGGCCGGATATGATAAGTTACAAATCATATCAGTCAGTCAGATTCTGGTGGATTATATGTTTTGTCAACAAGATTCAGGACCCCCTGACAGATATCAAGGCGGGAGATTTAATCAAGATACCGAGTATCTTGGATATTTATGCGTTCTACAAAAAATATACTTTCAGATAATGATTGGAAACTACCATTTGATCGTGAAGTTTGGTGATAACGTAGTCCCGCTGAGCACATCTGTTTTGCGGGAACTGACGATCATTCAAGATTTTAATAAATTGCTTCCAGAATTCAGATTGCGTATCGATGACAACTCTGGGGCATTGACTCATGTGGCACCCTTTGATCGTAATATGAGCAGTGTATACATAGAGATGGCTCTGGACTATACCACGGATGATAAGAACGCATTTAACTTCCTTGTCTATATTCGTGAACCTGGGGCCGTGCAAAGTACACCGACTGCGGAATATGACGTATCCGGTATGCTGGATGTCACGGGATTGTTTGCTCCGGATAGATCCAGGGGGATGGCCGGCAGTATTAAGACTACTCTTGAGAATATCGGGAAACTTGAGATTGGGGTTGACTCGACTGAGGTAAGCGCATCATTGGATTACCCAAAAAATTTGCTGCAGCCAACATGGACGAATGCTCAATTGTTCAACCAACTCAAGGAGTATCTGATTGGCGTGCACGGGGAATATGGGTATAAGTGTTTTGTAAAGAACTACAAATATAAAAAGATATTCACCTTCAAAAGTCTGACAGAGATGATGGTGGATGAGATTTCATATAAGTTTATCCTGAACGATACAAAGATCCAGGATCAATATCCAATCTTTGAGTATTACATATTCGACAACTATAAACTTTACGGTATCTTTGGGGCCAGAGCTCAGGATGCCTCTTATTTTGATTACAACAACAGCACCTATATCCGGTACTCAGAAAGTGTTCAAGACTATTATTCCTTGTCTGACTTTTACATGATTGATAAAAGTGACTCTACCGAGAATAATGAGATCAATGACACCGGGCGGAGCAACGATTTTACTGTAGATTTTAAGGGAAAGGTGCGAAGCAGATATGGCACCCGGCTAGTTAACCTGGTACAAATGTGGATTACTACACAAGGATTACCGAACGCAGTGCCCGGGCAGACTGTCCAGTTGTTCTTTCCGCATGGCGCGGCCAGCGACAATCTGTATTCATACCAGTATTCTGGGTTCTGGTTGGTGGAGCGGGTGGTGCATAATCTGGGAGATACCTTCCTTACGAAATTATTGCTTACACGGCACGGGCTGGATACTGACAAGAACACCAGTTTATTGACGGCGACAAACAAGAAAAGGTCTTAGATGCCAGATACAAAATTAGGAACGACAGGGTTGGCGATTCACGATGACAAATTTCCTTTGATCTACCGTGGGCTTGTTCTGGATAACAACGATCCGAGCCAATACGGTAGGATAAAAGCCCAAATCTATCCTATGTTTACGGATATAACCGATGCCACGCTGCTTCCTTGGGCTGTGCCGGCTATGCCTTTATTTGATGGCGCCGGATCCGGGAATGGGAGTTTCGCTGTCCCGAAAGTTGGCACATTCGTATTCGTCTTCTTTGAGCAGGGTGATTTCTACCAGCCGGTGTATTTTGCTGAGGCCCAGACCGCGCAGAAGGGACTGCCTGCAGCGCGGACAGTCAACTACCCGAACCGGAAAGTTATACGGACAAGCGGCGGCATCGAGATATTCATTGATGACACAAGCAAAGAAATTAAACTTACACATCCGACAGGGACAACAATTGACATAGCAGCAGACGGAAGTCTGACTGTAACAGATGTAAAGGATATTGGCGTGACTGCAACCGGGAATATTACGATAACCGGTGCAACCGTCAGTATAAATCCATAATGAAGAACATTGCTTTGTTGGGAGATCCGAGTGATCATGGCGGGACGTTGGTAAGCACAAACACCGATAACACCTTTGATGTGGGTGGCACACAAGTTTGTGCTGATGGGTGCGACCATAGTTGTCCTATACCATTCCATGGGACTACATCAGTCACGGCGGTCACCGTTAAATCATACGTCAATGGGAAATTGATAATAACTACCAATGCAGTTGCCGGATGCGGCGCAAAGATAACACCTCCGGACAGACACGTTTATGTGGAGTAGGAGATAAATATGATAGAAATCTGGTCAGATCTGCATCAATCACTGGCTTCAGATGCACAGGGGAATCTACGGAAAGTAGTTAACATAGATTCCGTCAAGACTTCAATTGATAACATATTGGGTACTTCTCGAGGTGAGAGAGTATTTCTTCCTGAATTTGCGATTGGGTTGCGCGGCATGATCTTTGAGCCGATCAATCCAACTTTAGTAAACCGGCTTTCGAATGAGATCAAAGAGAGTATCGAGACATGGGATCCGCGAGTCACGGTTGTCGGAGTTGATTTCACAGAGGATACTGATAACAATTTCGTAGGAGTAACCCTAAGGTTTAATATACAAGGCTATGCTGAAACTTTTAACTATGCTACGGTAATTACCCAATAAGGAGTTAAGAATGTCAACACAACCAATTCTGTATACCGATTACGACTTCGATACTCTGGTGACCCAACTGCAGCAGCGGTTGGCCTTACAGAGTGCCTGGAAAGATATGTATCGGAGCTCTACCGGATCCATGCTGATTGAGTTGTTCGCGGCAATCGGGACGCTTAACCTGTATTATATTGAAAGACGGGCGGAAGAATCCTATATTGCCACAGCGCAGAATTACTCATCAGTGATGAACTTGGCACGCCTTTTGAACTACATTCCGGCCAGAAACGTATCCTCCGGCGGGACACTGCGGTTCAGTCTTTCCTCTCCGCCGGCTACAAAGATGGTGTTCATTCCTAAATATACTGTCTGCGCCACGGTTGGTGGGTACAGTTTCTTAGTTGAGGCGGATGGCGTCATAATGCCGGGTCAATCCTACGTGGATGTCTTAGGTATCCAGGGAACCAAGCAAGTTGTAACCAGGACTTCATCTGGTAGCACAAGCCAAGAATACAATATCAGCGATACGAAGGTTGAGAACTCGAATATCACCGTAACGGTCAACTCAATCACCTGGACGTTAGTGACTTCATTCATAAATTCCATCAATACTTCCACAGATTACGTCATACGGCCTGAACTGGATGGGACCATCACGATAGTCTTTGGGAACAATGTCTTTGGAAAATCGCCGGCTGTAGGAGATACGATCGTCATTACGTATATCCGCTCAGACGGGCTGGACGGGAACGTCTATCAGCAAGGATTGATCACGATCTTAGGTTCAACTATCTATGATCAGGATGGCGCTCCGCAAACGGTTACCGTGAGCAATACCACAAATTTCCTGGGTGGTGATAATGCTGAGACAACCGAGGATATCAGGAATAACGCACCGAAGGTCTTTGCTACCGGAGACCGCGCAGTCACCAAAGCCGACTTTGTAGCCATCTTGGACAACTATCCAAGTGTCGCGGACTCGAATGTATGGGGTGAAGCGGAAGAGACTAACCCAGACTACAACCACTTCAACCAAGTCAAGATCGTAGTGATCCTACAGAACTGGCAACTGCCGGATACAGCGTTCAAGAATGTCTTGTCAACATTCCTTTATACGAAGTCGATGATGACGGTGCGCTATACCTATCTGGATCCAGTGATTTTATATGTGGTGCCGACAATCAGCCTGAAAGTCTCTCAGGGAAATCAACTCTCCTACGTTCAGTCTTTGGTTGAGACCGCAATAACTGACCTCTTTGTGTTGGGATCAACCACAAAATTAGGCACATCAAAGCGTATTGGAGATCTGTACCAAGCAGTTGAAGGAGTGCCTGGTGTTGCATATAGTCACATTATCCTAAAGATCCAGAAAACACTGGATACTGGATACAACTCATACTATACGTTTGCGCAGACAGTAGAGGCATTACCGTTGCTTGCCGGCGCGGTTGAGATATACAAGAATGATGTTCAGATCGCAATTGACAACGGAGCCAACGCTTTTACCTCATTGGTCAGCGGCATTACTGTCACCGGTACGGTTAATTACAATACCGGGTTTGTTGGAGTGAACATTTCTCCGTCTCCGACAATTACTGATGTCATATCAGTGCGGTATCAGCAGAATCAGAACGGAGACATTGTGGTAAGCAAGCAGCAGATTTGCAAGTGGCTTGAGGATGATTATACAAGCATAAGTTATTCTAGTTAAAGGAGACGAACATGCACATAAAGTACGAGTCGACATGGAAGATTCAGCATATACGCGATGGCAAGGTAATTTGGGAGGATGAGGGCCTAAACTCTTTGGCGCAGCAAGGTGAAGAAGCAGTGCTTGAGAATGAGTTCAGGGGTGATGCATCATACGCGCCTACTGAGTTCTACGTCCGGTTATGCAATGACACACTGGTCACTACGGATACACTGACCACGATCCTGAACGAGCCCAGTGGGAATGGCTACGCGCCGCAGTTGGTTGAGAGATCCACTGTGGGATTTCCTACCAAAGAGATAGATGCAGGCGCATACAGAATCATCAGTAAAACCTTGCTATTTACAGCATCAGGCGGGCAGATCGGTCCGGTAACCACCGCGTTTCTGGCAACTACCAGCGACAACAGCGGGAAGCTCTTTGCTTTCAGGGCACTGTCAATTACTCGAACGATCCTGGATACTGACACCATGTCTCTTCAGTTCCGGATAAAACTTAGTTAGAGGGCCTAAATGGGGATTACATTTGACGGCGATACACTATATTATGACGAGTTAAGTGTAGGTATAGGCGCTGGTCTTAATTACGATACGACTATACATTGGGACGCTTCAGTCGGAGGTACGGTTATCATTACTGCTGACTTCGATTACTCAGTCCAGCAGTATATAGCCAATGAGGGCCTGGATATAGATGGTGTATTTGATATTTCTCTGGATGAGAACTATTCTAAATTTGTAGATTTAATGGAGATGATCCCATTGAAGTTCCGGGATTCAGTGGCTCTCCAGCAGTTCATAAACGAGGCCGGCCTTCAGGTAGGAAGTTGGATCGGCTTGATCAATGATCTTGTAGGGATGCTGGATAAGTACACGGTTGGGGATGATTACATCCAATACTTGGCTGACCTGGTGGGCCTGACCTTTATAGTTGACAGTACAACCACTTTGGCTGACAAACGCCGGCAGTTGATCCAGGTCATTGACTGGTACAAGATGAAGGGCACATATCAGTCAATACAATATATAGGATACCTGCTGCAACTGTCTCTTAATTTCTGGGATTTGTACACGAATGACTATACGACCTTTATTGAAGAGCCCTGGTTTGTTGGCAACAGCGAAACTGAGAATCCGGGTGGATTGGATCCCAGTTATTATAAATCTCCGCATTTCGGGATAGATATATTCTTGAACAAAGTGTATGGAACCAACCCAAACACGTATTTGTTTGAGCCGAAGATGTTGACTAATTTAATGACGTATGTCGAAATAGTGCGGCCCGTAAATACCGTTCCGCATTATGCTGTGACGCTCCAAGGTGAGTGCGATGAGACAAGCACGACCAGAGAGATCGCCGGGAACATAATGACAAGCACAATTGGTCTCTGGGAATTCTCGAAACTCTATTTCGATCGCGCCTCTCCGACCGGTATTGTTATTGACAACTCCGGGAAATTTGTAATCGATGATTCCGGAAAACAGGTGCTTGCATCCATCCCGACTTATTTCGATGACAGTTACTTCTTCGATTATTCGCGGGATGCATTCCTCAACTCAATCACAAAATGGGTGCTTGGGACCGGGAATAAAGGAGTCTCTCCGGATTCTCCAGGATTTGCAATTGCCGCACCGGCTTTGAATGGCAACATTGATACGATTTCGATATATCTTGACCGGACTGAGTATATCTTTAAGGTTACAGGATCGTCTCAGCAGGGAATATCAGAACTTGGTTTATATCTAATCGATGGGACTACACTCGAAATAGCATCAACGTTTCCTGATATCAATCTTAGCACTGATGTTGTGTTGAAGGTTAAGGTTATTGTGTATCGCTAATAGGAGGATTTTATGGCTACCATAGTACACGAAACATTGATTACAGCCAATGTTCATGTCCCAGGATATCTACAAGGAACTGATCCGGGGGCTGTAGGTGCTGGTAAGTTGTGGGTAGATACTTCCGGCGGATCCGGCGCGTGGGTTTCTAAGATGAGAAACACCACAAATACGGCCTGGGAATTACTTGGGTTTACCGGAGTGAGCGGTTATTCCGGATTCAGTGGATATTCCGGTGCATCGGGGTATTCCGGGCTTCCGGGTTCATATGGCTTATCTGGATATTCCGGGGTCTCAGGCTTCAGCGG